AACTAGCGCGTTTCTTCTTCATTGCTTCGCTTTCGCCTGCCTTGGGCTTGCCTGCTGTACTAGCGCCTTGCTCACCAAACCTGATTGTCTTAACTTGATCGCCTACCTTGGCTACAACAACATGGCTTTTTTTCGGGTGGCTTGGCGTACGTTTAGGTTTGTTATAACCGCTTACTCCTGCCCTAGCTAACCGTGGGTCTTTGTCTGTTGGCATATCTATCTCTCTCTATCTAGGCTACTCTTGCTTGGTCTTTGGCTTCTTAACAACAGCCTCTTCCTTTTCCTTAGCCTCTAGTGCAGCTAGTCTCTTTAAAACACCCTCAAAGCTGGCATTAACTTGCACTACAACGTCTTGTAACTCTCTGCGTGTAATCATTGTGGCATCATTCCTTGTTGTTGTGGTGCTACTGGGGCTTTAGCACCCTCTTTGACAGCAATCTCACGCTCTTTAAGCAGCTGCTCAGACACTTTCAGACGGCGCTCAAACTCTTTGTCGTCCTGTGTACCCGCTTGTAGGTTAGTAGTGACTGCTTTCATGCGCTGAATCTCTAGTTCCTGCGGAATTACTTGAGCTTCCATAGTAATCTTCTGCGCTCTAGCTTGAGATTCTGTAGCTTGTCCGTTAAGTGCAGCAGTTTGTGACGCTTGGAAGGCCAACTGAGCTTGCTGTGCTGCCTGTTGTGCCTGCTGTGCTTCTGGATTAGGCTCGTTAGCCTGCTTCAGAGACGCAATAAGCTCTTCACGGTTAGAAAGATTCATGTTATCAATGATAGATTGAATCAATTGTGGGTACATAGGGGTGTCTGGAGACATTGTTTGCAGCAATTGCACCAACTGAGTTACTTCGTATTCACGAGCAATGATACCCAGTGAGCTACTAACTTCAAACTTGTAGTCAGCAACAGGGTACATCTCAGGTTGGAACTGCATATAGCGATAGGCAGCCTTAGACACCAGAGGAATGATAAAAGATTCTTGGAAATTGATCAATGTACGCTTGTGACGCTTGATGATAGCGCCTAAGCTCATAGAAACGCCCGCTGCCGTGGCTTCTCCGTTAATAGACCCTGAGATACCAGCACTGTCTATAGCGCCTGTAGCGGTCTGTACCATGCGTTGTAGGGCATCTGCTTGTGCGAAGGTAATTTGATTAACATTACCAAAGTTAAACGGCTGTAGCACTTCTGCTGGATTGCCGTTTGTCAAGATAATTTTTCCGGGCCTAATCTCTGGTTTGGAGCCTCTAGGCATACGAGAAGCGTCCATAGCAATCATTGGGTGAATAGTGAGTGCTAGAGCGTCGATACGAGCGCGTAGTTCAGCGTCTAACGCCTTTTGAGAGTTATAACCCTTCTCACATACACCACGACCCCAGAAGCGACTAGGAACAATATCCCAAGGGAATGCAATGATGGGACGATCCTGCATCATGTACGGGTTCTTTTCTGCTTTGAGGAGAATACCGTCGTTGCCAATGACAACAATAGCTTCTACATAGTAGCTGTCGTCTTCTTCATCATCTACGTCTAAGTCTTCCTCTTCTGCGTCTTCGTCCGTCATAGCTTCTTTAAGCAGGTGACGAGGAACCAATCCATAATATTTGGTTAATCTTATCTTGTCTTCGTCATAGCGTGATAGGTCTTGATCTGGTTCGATGTCGGTGTCGGAAGAAGCTTCACCAATCTCTACATCACGGTAGACACCTTGTTCCTGTAGCTGCTCTACAATGTGTTTAGACACAAAGCGGTCAACAGCACAGCCCATAGCGTCTTCAACAGAGGTTGCCATTGGATCAATCAAGAAGTTCTGTGGCATAACAGGCTCTATCTTAACCACTGTACGGTCTTTGATAGTAACACCAACAGCTTGTAGCTGACCGTCCATGATAGGCTGTGTTGCTGGAGCCATCTCTTTTTCTTCAGCCAGCACAATCTCTGCAATGCCTGTACCGAATACAGCAGCGTTAATCAAACACTCTGCAACACTCTTTCTAACCTTGTTTCGTTTAAAGTCATCTGTCAAGTGACGACGAAGCATAACAATGTCTTGTGGGTCTTGGTCGTGTATATCATCTTTAATATCAAACCACTTACCACGCCCAAAGGTAGCCTCTTCCAGCTCTGCTACAGACGACTCAACAGCCTGTTGCAGTGCAGGGCTTACAATGCGAGAACGCTCAGACTCTCGTGTCTTGTCTTCGTGACTCCACTGTCCACGCCACAGGCGGTAATACTCGTCAAAGCGCTGTGAATAGTTTGCTTCGTAGTAGTCTCGCCACGATTGGCACTTCTCACCAACCCAGCCCTCTAGTGTTTCGCTGATGTAAAAATCATCTTTATCAAAAGACATATTAGTATCCTGAGTATGAGTCTAAATATTCATGTTCATCTTCTTCAAAATCAATTGCGTAGGCTACCTTGGCTAACTGGTCTATGTAGGCTAAGGAGTCTATCAAGTCATCGTGAACAAGTGCGTTTGGGAACTGAAACAACTCGTCTAAGAACTGACTGTTCCATGTTCCCGTGTTTAATGTGATTGTACCGTGTTCAAAACGCCCTTGCAGCGCCCATACAATCCTATCTATCTTTCTTTTATTGCCGTGTGTCAACTCTTCAATGCGGAAGAAGCGTTGGTTCTTTTTCATTATGTCGTTTAAGTAGGGGTAGACAGCGTTCTTCAAGGCTCCCTTTTCGATTCCGACAGCAACTGGTTGATAGTCTCTAACTGCTTCAAAGATTTTTCGTGCTGTCTCTTCAACACCCCAGCGTCCGTGAATGATGTTAGCAACCCACCAGCCCTCTTCGCTTGCCTTAACCACCGCAATTGACGTTTGGTCAAGTCGTTTGGTTTTAGTAGTAACTTTTTGGACATCTGCAAATCCTGCCAAATCCACAGCAATATAAAACTGACCATTCTCAGGTTCTTCTTCGCTGAATGTAATATGTTCTTCTTTAAATAACTCTCCACCAGCAGCTTCAAAGGAAGCCATAAACTCTTGTCTAAACGAGAAGGCAGACATAGACTTCTTAGCTGCTTCAATCTCTTTAGGGTCTAGTAGTGGGTTGTCATAGCTTGTAAAGTGCCAACCTTTAAATGTTTCATCATCTGATATACAAGCATATTGATACAGATCATAGAAGTGGTTACGACCCATTGGCGTACCAATGAAGAGTGCATTACCCTTCTGATCCGCAAGAGCAGGTCTCAGGATTTGCTCCCAAACCTCTGGCTTCATGTCAGCGTATTCGTCCATAACCAAGAACTTCAAGCTAACACCACGCATAGTCTCTGGTCTGTCAGCGCCCTTCAGGGCTATGGTAGCGCCATTGACTAGCTTAATCTGTAGGTTGTTGACGTGGCTGCTGGCTATGACGGGGTGTCCAAGCTCTAGCAGCGTCTGCCACATAATGTCTCTAGCCTGACCCTGTGTAGGGGCAACGTAGAACACATGGCCGCGTTTAACCTGTAAGGCATTGATGATTAGTAGCCAAGCAGCTAACCTAGACTTCCCTGTCCTGCGTCCTGCCGCTATCACTTTAAACCGTGTGGGGTCGTTAAAGACCTCCTGCTGCCACGGAAGTAGGGCTACCGCTAATTCAGTCAAACTAATAAACCCAAACTACAGGAGCTTCATTATCGTCAAGGTCGCGGATGTCAACATGGATGAAATTACTAGCAACTCCAATGCCATTAAAACCAAGCGCGATGGCATGTTTAACAATTGTATATCTTTGATTTCCACCACTGACTTTAATGTCAGCTGCAATGCCTTGAGCATGTGTTCCTGCTTTCTCCTTTTTAGCTTCTATGGGGTGTGTTGGGCTTCTATAGCCGCTGGTGATGATGAAGGGAAAACCACAAGCTGCTCTTAACAAGTCAAGCTTCTTAATGAGTTCGTCTTTAATCTCATTCTCGCCTGTGTACTGACAAGCAAACTCGCTTCTTGAGAAGTATTTAGATTCATGGGACATCTTGATAATCAACCTCTTCTGCTTCTTCGTTGCCAGAGATAATTGTAGTCTCTCCACCAACACCAGTTATTGATATGTTTATAGCACTTCTGCTACCACCTGCTTTATCCTTCTCAAAATAACTAACAGGTAATAACCTATCCATACAGAGCTTCCAAGCCGCTGCTTGGTTCTTGTGATCATCATCTAACGCTGCATTGAGAATGCTGTCTAACACCTTCCTACTCTTTGGCGATGCAAGCATTCTTGCTTTGTAGTCGTTAATAATAGCCGCATCACCCTTAGGTCTGCCTACGGCATTACGACTGCCCTTCTTGTTGGCTGACACTGCTTTCTTCTTTGGGCGGCCCACCCGCTTCGCGGGCTGACTGACACCTAGGTCTTCATTACTCAAGGTCTACTCCTTAGGTTATCTTAAGTATACTTAAGTATTCTTTATTTATTATCTTTAATGATTATCTATAAAGAACATTCTTAAAGGAGTCTTAAGTATACTTAAGGCGCTTGGTTGCCTTTTTCTTAGTCTTTGTTATACTATATATTATAGCACATTTTTAAGCAAAAGTCAAGCTTTATTTGTGACTATTGTCATTACTTTTTGATATACACAATTGTCCCTTTATGCACTGGTGTCATACTTAAGGGCCGACCT